CTGGCTAGCCGGGCTTTGTGCCGGCTTCGTGGCGGCGACAAAGGCCAATACGGCGGCGTCGAGGGAAGGGTCAGCGGCGACCATGCGCAGGGCGAGCTTCCGGCCAATGCCGCGCCAGCCATTCGTGATGCTGGCGATGGTGGTGTAGGGAATGCCGAGGCGTTCGGCGACACCGGTCGGGCCGCCGTTGGCGTCGACGTAGTTCTGCCAGTAGGTGCGGGGCGTCATGTCTGACCTATACGATTCGCGGTATAGGCAACTCTACGTTTCGCGCACTGCCAATGCAAGTGGGCGGCCTACCCTTCGACACCCCTCAGAGGCCAAGTGCCAAGCGGTGTCTCAGACCATGAGCAAGTTCCATGACAATCTCAACGCTCGGCGAGACGAGCTCGGCCTAACGGTCGCGGACGTCGCTGCAGAGCTGAATCGCCGTGGCATACCCGTTGCTTACCCGACTGTAGCGAGTTGGTTCAATGGGCACAGGGGATCGAGGTGGAAAGTGGAAGAACTTAAGGCGTTGCTGGCAATCCTGCAGACGGACTTCCAGGCGATGGCGGGAGAGGGTGCGGAACTGGTGGAGGATCCAGTGCCGGCCGCGACCGCGCGCGAGATGCATGGGCTTAGTGCCGAACAGCAGCAGGCCATCCTGCTCATGGTTCGATCAATGAAGACCAGATAGGCCTCTGCCGCAAGGAAGACAGGTAGCCCGCCACGCGCGGGCTTTTTGTTGCCTCGCGTTTCTATGAATCTGAATGCTACATAAACGTTCTATGCGTTTTGACGGCGTCCATCCGCGAAACGTATAGACAAGAGATTGCGCGAAACGTACAGTTTCTCCCACGCCGGCATCCACCGCCGGCAGGGAGATACGAAGTGAGCGCTCAACCTGTTCCCACCATCGAGCAGCGCCGCCAGCTGGCGCATTACCTGGAGCTACAGCGCCAGGCTGACCGCGAAGCCGCCGCGGCAAAGCGCCGCGCCAACCAGTTCAAGCGCCGCCCAGTGCGTGACGCGCTCTTGGTCATGGACGCGAAGCTGACCCGCGAGCTCGGCGCCTTCTGGCCGCTGTGGCTACTCGTGGCTGCCTTCGTCGGCGGTTCGTCGCTTGGACTGCTGTTCCTCGGCATCCATGACTGGATCGCCTACGGCGTGGGGTGCCGCCCGTGAGCGCCCGCGATCAGATCACCGCCGCGTGCGGGCTCTATGTCGGCATTGCCGAGCGTGGGCACACCGCCCTGGCCTGCCTCCTTGCCGCCGGTATCGGCGAAGGCCGCGCCCTGTCCATCGTCGCGCTGCAGCTGGCCAACGAAGCCGAGGCCAAGGCTGCGCAGATTCGCGAGTCCTGGCGCTCGGCCAGCGACTACATGCCGCGCGACGAGGCCGGCCGCATCGCCGCGATGGAGGCGATCACCGAGCGCCTTCGCGCACTGGCCCCTTCCGCGACGCTGCATCCGGTCATGGCCGAGGCGATGGCCCCGTTCCTGGGGATTGCCGCCTAAGCGCAACCGCTAACCAACCCCTCGGCACGCAGCCGGGGGATGTAAGGGGAGAGAGATGAACTTTGAAATCCGTAATCGCTGGTCCGGTGCCGTGCAGTTCTCCTGCGAACTGAGCGCCGAAGTCGCCGGCATGTCCTATGGCTTTCAGCTTGGCTTTGCGGTCAAGAAGGCGCAGGAGAGCGATGCCGACCTGAGCGATGCCGACCTGCGCGATGCCGTCCTGCGCGATGCCGACCTGCGCGGTGCCGACCTGAGCGGTGCCGACCTGCGCGATGCCGACCTGAGCGGTGCCGTCCTGCGCGGTGCCGACCTGAGCGGTGCCGACCTGCGCGATGCCGACCTGCGCGGTGCCGACCTGAGCGGTGCCGACCTGCGCGATGCCGACCTGAGCGGTGCCGTCCTGCACAGTGCCGTCCTGAGCGGTGCCGTCCTGCGCGATGCCGACCTGCGCGGTGCCGACCTGAGCGGTGCCGTCCTGCGCGGTGCCGTCCTGAGCGATTGCCCGGTCAAGATCGCGAACATTCACTCTGCCGTCTACGAGGCAGCATCGAAGCCGCAAGCGCTCGACATGGGCCAGTGGCACGCGTGCGAAACGACGCATTGCCGCGCCGGCTGGGTTGTAGCGTTGGCTGGTGAGGGTGGCCTAGCCCTTGAGTGGGCATACGGCACACCGTCCGCTGCTGCGCTGATCTACATGGCTAGCGATCCGAAGCTTGAGCGTGTGCCCGACTTCTACTGCGGCAACCAGGAAGCGTTGGACGACATGCGGCGGCTGGCGGAAGCGGAGCAGGCCGCATGACCGCCCCGGCCCTCAATCGCCCCGTGGATGTGCTGGCGACCGCGCCCCTGATCGTCCGCATCGTCGCCGGCGTCGCCGCCAACGACGAAACCCCGCCGCCGGTCGTGAGTGCCGCGGCATGAACCGGCGCGAGTGGATGCGCTTCGCGCGGTTCCTTCTCGCCATCGACGCATTGATCGCGGGCCTCGCCTGGCTCGCACGTTCTATCGGAGTCTGATCATGAACCCCATCGACGAAGCGGCCGCGTTCCTGACGCTGGCCAAGATGCAGGAGCAGCGCGCCACCGAGGCGCGCGTGGAAGCGGAGCGCGCGCTGATCGACCTGCTGCCGAGCAAGGACGAGGGCAGCGTCACGCACGCCGGCGAGAGCTACAAGGTGTCGATCACCTTCGGCGTCAATCGCACGCTGGACCCGGCTGCGCTCGCATCCATCAAGGACCAGGTGCCGGCCGCGCTGTTCGAGCAGGCCGTGACCTACAAGCCGGCGCTGCAGTTGCCGGGGCTGCGCTACTTGCAGAGCAACGAGCCGGAGGCCTATGCCCTGCTCGCCCAGGCCATCACGGCCAAGCCGGCAAAGCCGAGCGTGAAAGTCGAGCCGGTCGCGCAACTGCAGCAGGCCGCCTGACATGGACGCCCGCGAACTCGGCAGCCGCTCCGCCTACCCGATGACGATCGTCGAGCACCCGGTCAATTCGCCGGGCCTGACGAAGCGCGAGATGGCAGCCATCGCCGCCATGCAGGGGATGTTGGCTGGCGGCGCCGCGGATCTCGACGAAGTGCCCGAAGTGGCGGTCGCGTACGCCGATCGCCTGATGACAGAACTGGCTAAGGAGCCCAACGCATGAGCATTTCCCTCGCATCGATTTCGCGCACCACGCGCAACAGCCTTCCGCCGCGCGTCGTGATCCACGGCCCGCAGAAGGTTGGCAAGACCACCTTTGCCGCCGGCGCCTACAAGCCGGTGTTCCTCCCGCTCGAAGATGGCCTGTCAGGCATCGAGACCGATGCCTTTCCGCTGCTGACCAGCTTCGATCAGGTGATGCAGGCGATCGACGCCATCAAGGCGAGCGACTTCGGTACCGCCGTGGTCGATTCCCTGGACTGGATGGAACCGCTGGTGTGGGAGCACGCCTGCAAGCGCAACGGCTGGAAGTCGATCGAGCAGCCCGGCTACGGCAAGGGCTACATCGAAGCCAACGCCGACTGGCGCCTGTTCTTCGATGCGCTGAACGACCTGCGCACCCGCCACGGCAAGGCCATCGTGCTGATCGCCCACAGCGCCGTGAAGCGCTTCGAAGCGCCGGACGTCGAGGCGTTCGACCGCTACGAGCTCAAGTTGCAGAAGGGCCCGCTGGGCCTGGCTGTCGAGTGGGCCGACATCATCGGCTTCGCCCAGGAGGAAGTGGCGATCAAGAAGGAATCCACGGGCTTCGCCACCCGCGCACGCGGTGTCGGCACCGGCCGGCGCGTGCTGCACCTGAACGCCAAGCCCAGCTTCATCGCCGGCAACCGCTACGGCCTGCCGGACTCCATCGACCTTTCGTGGGACGCCCTGATGGGCGCCATGAACCCGGCCGCGCAGGCGGCTTAACCACGCACCACCACCAACGAACGAGGCACACGCACATGGCAAACATCGGCAGTTTCGACGCGACCACCGTCGCCCCCCGTGAGGACTTCTCGGCGCTCCCCGCCGGCGAGTACTTGGCGCAGATCGTCGACAGCGACATGAAGCCCACCAAGGCCAACACCGGCCAGTACGCCGAACTGACTTTCGAGGTCATGGAAGGCGACTGCAAGGGCCGGCGCGTCTGGGCGCGGCTGAACCTGGACAACCCGAACCCGAAGGCCGTCGAGATCGCCCAGCGCGACCTGTCGTCCATCTGCCGCGCCGTCGGCAAGCTGCAGATCCGCGACACGCAGGAGCTGCACTACAAGCCGATGGTTATCCGGGTCGAGGTCTCGCGCCGCGACGGCTACTCCGACAGCAACGAGATCAAGGCCTACAAGGCGTCCGGCAATGCGCCGGCGCAGAGCAGTGGCCAGGCGCCCGCCCCGGCCCCGAGCGACGGCACGCCGCCCTGGAAGCGCGCCGCCTGATCTTCCCGCGTGAGCCAGGCACCAGCGCACGGAAGCGCGACTCCTGGGCCGAGCCGGCGGCCTAGACCTGGCACCGGCGACTACCCCCGACGCGGCGCCGCGGCGCGTTATCCGCGGCACCTCTAACCAGCACGAGCACCCGCACATGGCACTGCTGCCTGAAAAGCCCGTAAGCCAGACCGTACAGGCCATCTACGCATGGCACGCCGGCAAGCTGAGCCCGCCGCGCGCCTACCTGGGCGGAAGCGTGATCGGCAAGGAGTGCGAGCGGGCGCTTTGGTACGGCTTCCGCTGGGCCTACGGCGGCGAGCAGTTCGACGGCCGGATGATCCGCCTGTTCGACCGCGGGCAGCGCGAGGAAGCGGTGTTCGTGCAGGAGCTGCGCGCCATCGGCTGCGAGGTCTATGACATCGACCCGGCCACGGGTGAGCAGTTCCGCTTCAAGTCCTGCGGTGGCCATGTGGGTGGCGGCCTGGATGGCGTGGTCAAGGGCGTGCCGGAAGCCCCCAAGGCGTACCACGTCCTGGAGTGCAAGACGCACAACGCCAAGAGCTTCGCGCTGCTGCAGAAGGACGGCGTGGCCAAGGCCAAGCCCGAACACTACGCGCAGATGACCCTCTACATGCGCTGGTCGCAGCTGGATCGCGCGCTGTACCTGGCCGTGAACAAGGACACCGACGAGCTGTACGCCGAGCGCGTGCACCTGGACGCGACCTTCGCCGACGCGCTGGAGGCCAAGGCCGAGCGCGTGGTGTTCGCCCAGGAGCCGCCGGCGGGCATCAGCGCCGACCCCGCATTCTTCAAATGCAAGTTTTGCCCGGCGTCTACCGTGTGTCATACGGCGAAGCTGCCGGCGGTCAGTTGCCGCACGTGCCTGCATGCCACGCCCGAGCGCGAGGGCGATGGCCGCTGGACGTGCGCCAAGTACGGCGCGGACATTCCGCTCGACGCCCAGCGACGCGGCTGCGCGAGCCATTTGTACATCCCTGCGCTGCTCAAGCGCTGGGGCGAGGCGACCGACGCGAACGAGGCCGAGGGCTGGGTCGAGTACACCGCCGCCGATGGCTTCGTGTTTCGCAACGGGCCGCGTGGTGCGGGCTCTTTCGAGAGCACTGAGCTTGCCACGGCAACGCCGGCGCTCCTGCGCGATTCGGCGGCGAACGAGATCCGCGATGCGTTCGATGGGCGGTGGGTGCCGGTGGAGAAAGCGGCATGACCGAGCACGCCTGCGGCCGCATTGGCCTTATCACCGTGAGCGCCGCCGCCGACCGCGCTGCCGAGCGCATTGCCGAGGCAGCATCGCCGTGCGCCGTGTGCCTGGCGCCGGACGGCTCCGTGACGGTCGAGTGGGCCGACCACGCCATCCCCGATGAACTGGTGGGCGTTTATCGGCCGCGCGAAGGGCGCGAAGCCCTGCAGGGAATGATCGAAGCGGACCTGATGGAGGCCATGAAGGAGCGGCGTATCAAGGGAAGCCGCGCGCACAAGCACCGCGTGTATTCGGGCAAGAGGGCGGCGTGATGCAGCTCCGCCCCTACCAGTCCGACGCCCTGGCAGCCTGTTGGGACTACCTGCGCCACCGCGACGGCAACCCCGCCCTGGTGCTGCCGACCGGCGCGGGCAAGTCGCCGCTCATGGCCGCGATCGCTTCCGAGGCCGTCCAGCAGTGGCAAGGCCGCGTCGGCATCGTCGCGCACGTCCAGGAGCTGGTCGAGCAGAACTCCGCCAAGCTGCGCGCGTTCTGGCCCGAGGCGCCCATGGGCATCTACGCGGCGGGCCTGCGCCGGCGCGACCGGTTCGACAAGATCCTGTTCTGTCAGATCCAGTCGGTGGCCAAGAAGGCGCACGAGCTGGGCAAGTTCGACCTGCTGCTGGTCGACGAGGCGCACCGCATCCCGCTCAAAAGCGAGGGCCTGTATCGCCAGTTCATCGACGACTGCCGGCGCGCGAATCCGAGCCTGCGCGTGGTCGGGCTGACCGCCACGCCGTACCGCCTGCAAGGCCAGGCGGTGCCGGTGTGCGGGCCCGAGCACATTCTCACCGAAGTCGCCTACGAGGCGCGCATTCCCGACCTGATTGCCAACGGCTTCCTGAGCCCGCTGGTCAGCAAGGCGGGCGAGCGACCGAATCTCGCGGGCGTCCAAATTCGCGGCGGCGAGTACGTCGAGCAAAGCCTCGCCGACGCCATGCTGGCCGACGGCCTGGTCGAGCGCACCTGCGACGACCTGGTTTCCCGCGCAGCCGAGCGCAAGGCGTGGATCGTGTTCTGCGTGAACGTGAAGCACGCCGAGACCGTGCGCGACGCGCTGACGGCGCGCGGCATCACCGCGGCACTCGTGAGTGGCGAGACGCCCAAGGGCGAGCGTGCGGCGTTGATCCGCCACTTTCAGGCCGGCGCGTTCCGCGCGATGGTCAACGTCAACGTGCTGTCCGAGGGCTTTGACGCCCCGCACATCGACTGCGTGGCGATGCTGCGCCCGACTAAGAGCCCGGGCCTGTACTACCAGCAGGTGGGCCGCGGCTTTCGCCTGGCGCCCGGCAAGGCCGACTGCCTGGTGCTGGACTACGCCGGCAACATGCTCGAGCACGGCCCGGTGGACGCCATCCGCGTGCGCAACGCGCGGCCGAAGAAGGCGGCGCACGTTGAGACGGGCAAGGCGAAGCAATGCCCCGGCTGCAGCGCGCTGCTTCCTTTCGGCGTGCGCACCTGTCCCGAGTGCGGTCACCAGTTCGGCGGCACCGACCCGGCGCACAGCGACCGGCCAGTCGATGCGCCGGTGCTGAGCACGGAGCGCGAGCGCGTGCTGAACACCTTCGACGTGCGCGAGGTGAGCTACGCGCGCCACGACAAGCCCGGCAAGCCGGTGTCGCTCAGGGTTACGTACCACTGCGGGCTGCGCCGTTTCAGCGAATGGGTGTGCATCGAGCACGCGGGCATGGCGCGCGCCAAGGCGTTGCGCTGGTGGCAGGCACGCGCCGGTGCGGGTGATGTGCCGCGCACGGTCGAGGAAGCGCTGCCGCTGGCGTGGAAGCTGCCGCGCCCCGTGAGCATCACGGTGGACGAAACGAACAAGTACCCGGAGATCGTGAGCCATGAATTCGCAAGTGTGGACGCCGGCAGCGAGGGATCGAGCGATCGCGCTGCTTCAGGCAGTACCTGTGCAGACGCCGTGCCGGCTTTGCCTGGCATTCCAGGATGGCTGGTGCACGCAGTGGAAGCAGAACGTACCCGAGGCCGCGCAGCGTGATGGCTGCGATGCGTGGGCCGAAGCAGTTCCATTTTGAGGGGGAGATAGACGTGAGCGAGAACGAGGAAGTGCGCCGGCAGTTTGAGGCGTGGCACGGCAGCCAAGGGTTCAAGTACGTGCCTGAGCAACGCGCAAGTGGCAAGTACGTGAACGGACAGGTTCAAGGCAACTGGCTCGCATACCAAGCGGCCTACCAAGCCGCCCTTTCCAGCCCTGCCGTGGTGGCGCTGGTGGAGGCGGATCGCCTGATCGACAAGTGCGATGCCGCGCTCGAATCACATCGGGAATCCAATGTGTACGACGAAGCATGGGCGGCAACACAGCTCGAAATCCATCGCACGCGCGACTTGGCCGTAAAGCGCCGTGCTGAAGCCCTCGTCCGCATCGCCCCCTTCACCACCGGAGAGCGGGGGTACACCAATGGCTGACGGCGATCGCTACGTCGATTGGTACGGCAAGGGCCGGCACCAGAATTGGCGCACACCTCGTGGCCTGTTCGGTGAGCTGCACCGCGAGTTCGGTTTCACGCTGGACGGCGCGAGCGAGCCCGGCAACGGCTTGCTGCCGTGCGCCTCTACGGCCGAGCAACCGATAAGTTGGGCTGGCCAGCGGGTTTTCTGCAATCCGCCGTGGTCGAACATCCGGCCTTTCATCGAGCAGGCGCCGGAGGCAGAGCTAGCCGTGTTCCTCGTGCCGGCGCGTACCAATGTCGCCTGGTTCCATCGTGCGCTGGATCTCGGAGCTGAGCCGCGATTCTTCCAAGGCCGCCCGCGCTTTGAACTACCCGAACACACAGGCAAGGGACACAACAGCCCGGTGGACTGCGTGCTGCTGATATTCCGAGCCGCCGCCCAACTCACCCAGGGAGCCGAGAAATGAGCCAGGAATTGATCGAACGCCTCAGGTTGGAAGCGCAGATTCACGCGCAAGAGGCGCGCACGGCCAACGCGACCATCGCGGAGATTTACCAGCTTTGCAGCGGCGGCAAGGGTGAGCCGGTCAACTGGCACGGTGCCGAGCCGGTGCGCGCCCTGATTGCCGAGCGGGACCAACTCGCCGCCACCCTGCGCCAGCAAGCCGAGTCCGATCACGACTTCAAGAACTTCCATCGCCTTCTATGCGAGCGGTTCGGCTACGCGCATGACGAGAAGGACTGGAAGCGCGACCAGTTATCGCTGATCGAATGGATCGCGCGCCAGCAAGCCGGGAGGGTGGATGAGGACGAGGGTTTCGACCCGCGCAAGTTCGTCCGCCACATGGCCGAGGTTCTGGAAGCTGGCGGCGACATGTTCAAGATCGATGCAGACCTGGCCCGCCTTGGCGCTGCGATCCAAGCCGCCATCGCGCAGAACACGCAGCCATTAACTCACGAATCGGCCGCGATAACTAGCGAATCCAGAGCGCAGAACACGCAGGTGGATGGCGAGGCGGTGGAAACACTAAATGAGTTGTACAGCGCAATTGTTGATATGCGCATGTGGCTCCGTGACGGCCAGACGGATAAGGCGATGGCTGGAATGGAGGCGCTAGACAGCAGGTTTTTCTCGCTTATCAAGAAGATCGCGAACGTCGATTTTTTTAGATCACAAGGAATATCAGTTGGTTGCGAAACCCTCCACGCCGAGCGCGCGAGGGTGCCGGCTTTGCGCACCCCGGAGGCGGCGAGATTTCAATCTCAATTTGACGATGGGGATGAAGAATGAGCGCCAATCCTTTCCGGCTCGCCATGTCCCCGCTCACGCGCAAGGTGTTTGCTGGACGCATCCGACAGCGTGACGGCTACGCCGAGGCGGTTGGCGTCCGCCACGACGTGACGGGCGACTTCTACGCCTGCTTGATCCAGATGGCGGAAAGCCACGACGGTGAGTTCGTCATCCACGCGAATGGGTCGCCAGCGTTCACCGTGTCCGTGCGGAAAGTCGAAGCCGCCGCCCCGTTCCAGCGCGCGGAGGTGGATGCACCGGAACGCTGCGAAAGCGGCAGCCCGGAGTGCGGCCCGGTCGAGTACCACGACAGCGAGGGCGTCCCGCTGTGCGCGGCGTGCTGGCAGTCACTTCTCGACGATGCCACCACCCAGCCCGAGGACGCCGAATGACGACTATGCCGAACACGGCGCTGGCCCGGAAGTTTGCGGCTGCGCTCGACGCCGAATCCACAAGGCCGGAGCTTGCGGCGTGGAACACTGTGCTTACAGCCGGTGCCATGACCATCCGTCATTTAGCTGACGCCATCGACGCCCACCTCGCCAAGGCGGGGCCGGTGGGGGATGGGCTGCCGGATGAAAACTGGTTCGCGGATCAGCTCTGCGACCTTCGCAACAGGTGGGGTGAGCACGAGCCAAGTTGGCTGGAAACCGACGACAACCATCCGGACTACTGGATGGCGAAGGAACTTCGCAAGCGCCTGTTAGCCCTCCCCGCCTCCCCCACGCCGGACAAGGAGGGTCAGCCGTGAACGAGGTATTGATAGCCATCGCGTGCTGTATCGCCCCGGTGCTGGTCGTGCTGTTTTGGGTTGGGATCATTCTTGCCAGCGAGGGGCGCCGATGAACGCAGACGTGGAGAAGGCGGCACAGCGGTTCGACAGCCATTTTGCCGAACGGGCAAGCAGCCTAAGCATCACGGCTGCAATAACTCTGCACTCGTGGCAGACAATCCGCCAAGCCCTGCGCGACCAGGAGGCGGAGATTGCGAGGCTGCGTCAGGCTTTCGGTATCAGCGCCGTAGAGAAGCGCCGCGTGGATGCCCGATTGGAGGCTACCGAGGCATTGCTGCGTGATACCCGCCGATTCGCTGCGTGGGCTGGCGAACGAATGCCCGAAGCACTCCCAATCTACGACCGCATCACCGCCCACCTTGGAGCCGAGCAATGAGTGAGGTCATGCCTTGGGACGATTACGAGGACGACGCCGATGGCTACTGCGATTGTCAGGCGTTCCACACCATCAGCGAAATGGACAGCGGGAAATGCGATTGCTGCGGCAAACCCATCTGCCCGGAGGAATATTCATGACCAAGCCTGACCTGATGGCGGAACTGGCGGAGGTGGTGCGGCTGAGTGAGCGCGCGACGCCGGGCCCGTGGACGTGGAGCGAGAACGGCAACATTCTCGGCCACATGCCGAATGGCTACGACTCATCGCTGGAAGTTGGCGCGATCTACACCGAACGCGACGATGACAAGGCACCGGCGAACGCTGAGGCCATCATCGCCGCCGTCAACTTCCTCCGCACCCACCACGCCGAGCTAGAGGCGGCGGAGAGGGATGCGCGGCGCTACAGGTTCTTGCGTGACATTGATCGTGACGGGTGGCCTGCTGTTCGCGTGCCATGCCCCTGCCCCGACAACATCAAGAATTGCCGCACTCACCACACGGCACCAAAGCGTGGTGATGCGCTAGACGCCGCCATCGACGCCACACAGGAGGGCGAGGGGTGAAATTGCAAATGACAGGGTCGCCAGCGAAGGGCCACGCGTTCTGCGGATCGATGGATGACCTAGAACACGACGCCATGGCAGCACACGCGCTGTTGCAGGCGATGGGGGAGTTTGAGGCAGATCCGGACGGATGCGATTACTACGAGGTTCCCGGAATCATCCGAGAACGCGCCGCCGAAATCCTGGCCGGGTGGCTGGGGGAGGAATGATGGGCACCAAACGCGATCCAAGCTGCCAAGAGTGCTTTGGCGACGGCTGGGTTTACGACTATCTCGGCGGCTGCGGCGACCCCGAGTGCTGCGGCGGCCCCGTGCAGGTCCGCTGCCCGCGATGCGACAACGATTGGTCGCCGGACGATGAAGAGCAAGAGGTCGAGTGATGGGCGCTGAGAACGAAGACAAGAAGGACAACACCGTCGAGCTGATCGCGGCCCTTGTGGCTGGCGACCGTTGGCTATCGGCTGACTCCTGCGCGGTGTTCCTCGGCGGGATCGCGCGGCGCACGTTCCTGGAAAAGATCGCCTGCCGCCCTGACTTCCCGGCCCCGTCGCGCATCCTTGGCACGACGAAGCTCTGGAAGAAGTCCGAGGTAGACCAGTGGGCCGAACGGCAGCGGGTCAACCGAGCCGCTTAGCTAGATCGCTGGCCGAGGTGTTGTAGTAGAGCATCAAGGACTTCAAATCCTTGTGCCCGATGACGCGGGCCAGCTCTAGAACATCGAGCTTCTTGGACAGTCGCCAGATGGCCTCGGCTCTCGAATCATGGAAGTGGAGGTCGCCAAGCTCCGCGAAATGCCTCGCCTTGCGGAACAACGCATCCCGCGTCGGCGGGTGCAGGTCGAACACCGTTGCGGTGTCACTTGGCAGTACGGAGAGGATTTCAACGGCACGCGTGGACAGCGGAACGTCCCGCGCCTCGCCGTTCTTAGTTTTTGGTAGGTGGATGTAGCAGTCCTTCAGGTGGACGTGATCCCACGTCAAGCCGACGATTTCACCGGCCCTGCAAGCTGTTTCCAGCGCGAACAGGAAGGCTAACCCTGTCCTTTGCTTCGCGGTGGCCGCAGAGAGTCCGTCATGCAGCCCCAGGGCGCCAGAAAGCCGCCTAATCTCGTCGTCAGACACCCGCCGCTTGCGACTTGGCGGCGCCTTGGGCTTGCGCACGTCCTTGAGCGGGTTCGCCTTGATCCAACCCCAATCCCTGCGGGCGACCTCGATTACCGAACGCAGCAGGTTCATTTCCCGCAGCACCGTGGCGGGCGTGACCGACTTCAGCCGCAAGTCTCGCCAGTCGGCAATGTCCGTGGGTGACAGGGACGCCATCGGGCGCTTGGCAATCGGCATCTTCGCCATCGCGTCAAGGCGGGTGCGCTCCCACTTCTCCCCGCCCTTCCCTACCGACACTTCATCGCGGTAACGCTCGAAAGCGTCCGCCATGTTTTTGTCCGGGAGCTTCTTGCCTGATAGCTGGGCCTCCCGCTCAACCGCCCATGCGGCCGCCTGCGCCTTGGTGTCGAATGTGCCAGACTCGCGCACGCCCTCGACGTATACCTGTGTCCGCCACTTCTTGCCCCGCTTCTGGAAGGTAGCCATCGCCGCCGTTGGTGTAATTTTGGCGTAACGATGATAGGGCAACGCGCATTTCAGTGGGGCGATACTGCATATCGGCACCCGACAGAACCGGCTCAACCATGCGGCCTAGATGGCGATACGCACAACTAGCGGGCGATAGCGGAAAACGCCGACATTGCCTATTTCCGGCACCAGC